GTTGGCTCTTACCGTAAGTTCAGCATTCCAAAAACGAAATGGGTTAATGTTTGGGTCGTCAATGCGGTGGAATTTATCGTATAAATCTGACTGCCCTGAATTAACCATCGCAGGCATATTCTGAACACCATTGTAAAACTTAACATAAGCGTCCGTATAAGAATTACCATCCCAAATAAGCATCTTCGGGTTGGATGCTGTTCCTTTTGACATTAATAACGCTTGACCAAAACTGCTCAAATAACCTTGAAATATAAAATTAGCAAGCGGTCTATTTCCAAATATTGTAATTATATCTGGTTCAATGCCATCATTCCTAAATCGTGCAGGTGAGTATGATAACATCTTCTTGTTTGCCCCTTCCCAATTCGGGTTAGAGCCGTAATCGAAATAAACGGTATATCTATTCCTGTCCTCGTTACCTACATCGTCAAGAGCGTCCATCGTTGCCTCAACTTTGATTGAGGAGAATAACTTGCCCTCGTTATAAGTAAAGCAAACGCCCTCTAATATATCGCCTGTTTCTTGATTAATATCAGCGTCATAAATGACGGGCTGATTTAGGAAGTAGTCTTTTCGCTCAAAGTACAACTGCCCCTGATTAATCCACCAACGGGCATTAAAGTCTTTGGCAATCATATCAAGCCAAGCGGACATCGTTGCTGTCGGTCTGTTTTCGCTGATATATCCGACCGCTGAACGGCTACCTGCATCGACTGGGGCATTGAAGTACAAAGCATTCCAATACTCGCTGTTTGGGTCGTTTAGGATTGATGAGTTGAATTTATTAATACCGCATATCTGACAAGCATTCTCAACATATTGACGATAAAGTGGAGTAGGTTGTTTGCGACCACATCCGATGAATGATTGTGCAAGTTTGTCCAATAAATCATCGTATTGTTTAAATAAAAATCCGGGGTCATTAAATAATTGGTCGCAAACTGGCGGAGTTAAATCTACAGGGTTGCCCGGCAAAAATGAATTTAGAATGTTTTCGAGTTGTCTTAAAACAAAGCATATGCCTATTAAAAATAATGTCAACGATGCAAATATTATAGCCAATGCTGGCCAAATTGCTGTTCCTATAAATAAAAAAATAAATCCAATATTCAACAAATACGCCATCAACCAGTTCGGGCGTAATTCGTTGCAATATACAACGAGGGGGAATCGTGGATTTGCATTAGTCTGACCTGTTATCGGGTCGGTATATGGATAATTGAAGTACCCATTCTTATTCGAACTTATCTCGTATTTGTTCAAACACTGATAAATCAACTCATCTGGGTCTTGTCTGGTCAATCGTGCCGTTACAAAGCAATCGCCCGTACAAAAGTCCACCATATCGCCCCGAATGATTAAGTCTCGATATACGGGGGCATTACAGCAGTCGTCCCATACCTCGACATTGGCAGATTGGTTTAACCCGTTTGGGTTCGCTACCATCAAGGGGTAAATAATCGCAAACGCATCGTCATAGAACTTCAACTGATTCGTATAACTCTTCTGCGTCCTGCCCGTTTCGGAATCACGGGAGTAATTCAGCGTGAAGTCTTCTAATCCCTCAATCCTGCCCGTTATCGGTTGTCCGTTTATCTTGACCTGTAACATTAGCCTATCCTCCTCCTAAGTCTGCGTATTTCGGTTTGGCTTCGCTCGGTTATTACCGCAATGCCTCGGTCGTTTATAGCCACATTCGTATGCGGAATGTGTTTGGCTATTGCTTTCCCGATGATGTCGGGGTCAATGCTTTGTTGTGTGCCTGTTCGCCTCATTCCTGAGGTAGCCAACTCTGCTAAGAATCCAGCCTCTTTGTCGCTTATCTTTTTGTCCTGAGCAAGATCTAATAAAGCAGAATATCCGGGTTGCATGTTAATGTCAGCCGGCACGACACGCTCGTCAGGGGTCAGGATGGCATGAACCGAATCACGACCACGCACCGCCCCTCGCATCATTGGCACTCGCTTCGTTCCTTTGTTGTAGGGAAGAGGTTGGGCGAGGACGATACCTGTTTGAATTGCCCCCGATGCGATGATGAAAGGCGATATTGTACCGAATGATGCGAGGTTGGTTGGGTTTGTCAAAGCGACTGCTGTGTTAATCGCAATCTGGGCAATCGCAGCGATTCGGTCTGCAATGGCTTGCTTTCGCTTAATCGCCCGCATTTGTTGGTCGTATTGCTCTTGACTAATTAACCCCTGCTCTCTTTGCTTTGCAACCATCTCAGCCTCGCCATCAAGTTCTTTTTGCTTATACGCCATAAGCGTATCGACTGTTCCGGTTGCTGTTTCAATTACTATGTCTCTTTTTAGTTGCTCTTTTTTGGCTTTTGTTGAAACAATATCCGATTCAATGCTATTTGTATTTTTCTTATCCTCAATTCCGTACTTTTTGCGAAGTGCGGACAATGCAACAAGATATTCCTCGTCCTTTATTAATTTTGCTTGGTATTGCTGGTCTAATTCACTCAATTCAGACTGAAACGCTTTGCCCTGCTCTGTTTCAAATATCCCCTGCCACTTACGCATTTCTTTCAACCTGTCCTGCTCATCTTTTGTCCTTCTGTCTTGAGCGTCTTTAAAATACTTATCGTCTGGCTTAGGTGGGCCAATCAAATTAGGGTCTTCAACTTTCTTGGTGAAATCAACCGTAAAAATATCCTTTAATGCCTTGTCCATTTCACGCTTCAATCTGGCTCTTTCGAGTCGCTCTTTTTCGATTTGTTTAATTTGAGCGTTTGTTAATGGAATAACCTCTTTCTTCTTTGCTATCTCCACATCCATTGACTTGACTATCTCGCTGTATGCAAAAGCAGTCTTGACCGCCATCAAGTAGCCTTCCGTATCGCCTATTGCTTTGCGTTCTTTTGCATAAGCCATCTCATCGGCTTGAAGTCGTTTAAATGTGGCTTGTATTTCTTCGCTTGTTTTTTTTCTTTCACGCTGTGTTTCCAATAATTTTTCAGCAACTCCAATCTCGGCTGAGGCGTCTGCTAATCGCGCCGACTCGTTGCGTATATATTGCTCTTGAGTCAAGTTAATCTGAGTCCACCAATTTAACATATCGGTAAGAACTTGTGCGCCACCAGCACTACCATAAAACCGCTCGCCAAGACTTGTCATATATCCTTCCCAAGCGTTTTGCAGTCGTGCCATATTGCCCTGCATACCCTCAGCCATTGTCTGTGCGTTTTTGCCAAATGCTTTCTCTGCTTCCTTTGCAAACTTGGGTAGTACATCTTCGGCAATCAACTGACCTGATGCCATCATCTTGTCGAGTTGTTGAGTTGTTACGCCCAAAGACTTTGCCATTATACCCATAGCGGACGGCATCGCCTCGCCTAATTGACCTCTTAGTTCTTCCGCACTGATTTTCCCCTTACCTATCATCTGGGTAAGTGCCGTCATGGCTCGATTGACTGATTCAGATGTTGCACCCGTACCAGCCAATGCGACTGTCATAGATTTAAATATCTTTTCCGCTTTGCCTACCTCCATCCCAGACGCTTTTGCAGCACCAACGAAAGATACAAACTCATTCGATACGGTCTTGAATGACATACCCAACTTATCGGATAGTTCACGCAGGGAGTTCATCTGTTGCGTTCCTGCCGATTGCGACCCCATAAGTTCATTCATTCGGATAGTCAGCGATTGAACTTGACCTGTTAAAGTGAATACCTGCTTACCAAATGCAATTATCGAATCAAGACTGAACGCACCCTCCAACATATTCCCGACCTTGCCTAATGCTTGGTCTAATCCTGATACCTCTTTCTTGGTCTTGTCGGTAGCGTTGCCGAGTTTATTCATCCCATCCACTGCTGGCTGGGTGTCGGCAACTACACGGAATATTATATTTTGAGCCATATCAATTCGATTATTATCCTTTGTATGGCGTGATGCCTAATGACCGGGCGGTCAGGGCAAAGATACGAAAAAAATCGGCTTAAATTAAATTCAGCGGATTGACTCGCCTCCCTTTTTTGTCGATAAAAAACAGCACATTCCCGTTTTCATCCACAACAGGGCGAATCGTGCCTCTCCTTAATTTGCGTCCTATGCCCATATTAATCTTTAACTGATTCCCGAATTGCTATGCCACAAATGACCCCAATTAAAAAGACCAGAACTATCATACTTTGACGCTTTTTTGTTTCAGGTGCAGTTCGTACTTCCAAGCGTTGACAGTTGATGCGTACTCTTCTATGCCCATCTTTTCGAGCATTTTAATTTCGGTCAATGACCCGTTACAAAGCATCCGATGCATTAAGTTCACCTCGGTCACGAAAGTGCTGAATTCGTCAGCCCAGTTTCGACCAAGGGAAAGATACTCTGATTTTGGTCGCTCGACTCCATCAAAGTCCTTTGAAGGATAAGCGAACGGATATAAGCGTCTGAGATGTCCGATAAGTCCATTGTATAGCGCACTGCTAATTGAATAAAAAAAAACCGTGCATCGTCATCATTCTTCCAGAGTTCCAATTTTACCCGTTGCATCTTCGGGTCGAAGTCGAGCGGGTCTTCATCAGGATGAACTACAAAAACGCACGCCAAGTCCTGCAGAAGCAACTCATCTGGTATATCATTGATGCGCCTTTCAAGTTGGTCGAACTTGGAAAACCCTCCGACAATATCGCCTCGGTTCAGGTCGTCTTTAATCTCCTTGAACGCTTTGACGAGTCGGTCTGGGGTTAGTCCCATTGATGCCCTGCGAACGGCAAGGTCGGCAGGGATTACCCGATTCGCTGGAATGTCGCCCCAAGTCTCGAATGTCCGCCACTCGATGCCGTTTGCGTCAGTGTAAATAGTTTTTAGGTTGCTCATACGCTGGCAAAGTTACCCGATTTTGCGAACCTATCCAAAAATGAACGGTGAAATGTCCAGAGGTAATAAATGAAGCAGTCGAATAAGTGTCCGTGCATATTGGTAGGGGCGATTTTCTTGCCATCGTCGCCTCGTTGCATCATTTCGCAATCTTCGACAAGGTATTTACACGCTCGATTAATAACAATGTCAGGATGCTTGGATAGCATCGAATTAATCAGCACAATGGTGTCTTTGCTGTCCGGATTGGACGATAACAGGCGTATCTGGGCGTCCGATAGTTTCAACGCACCCTTAACCGCTTTCCAGTTCGTGACGCCTTTCATCGTGGCTGAGCGGTTTCTTCCCGATGCGTCACCGGTCAGGATAAGGCGTGCAGTATCTGGGTATCTTGTTTTGATTCGCTCGCATAGTTCGTAAACATCGGAGTTCATAATGCGCTCTTCCCCCAATATCCTAATCCTGTTCCTGCTTGGGTCGTGTTGTGCGTAAATGCAAGTCATTGGCGACACATTGAAGTCCATTGATACATAGATAGGCAAATCAGGTCTTTCCTGAATATCCGCCACATGCTTCTTGTGTTCGAAGCAGTACGCCCAGACCGTCTCCTGCTTGGTGACGAGCATACCCAACACCTCACGCTTGAATGAGTTCGGGTCGAGGGTGCGTTCTAACTGCTCGATGTAGCCGGGTCTTAAATTGTGTTGATTCGCATACGATTCGGCTCGGATTAATTTAATTCGTCCGTTGCTGGTCTTGGCTTGGCTTTCCAATTCCCGATAATAGGCGACATTATCGGGCGGTGTTGTGGCGGTCTTAATTCGGTGGCGTAAACCTAACTTCTTGAAAGTCGTGCCTCTCGTCCTTGCTCGGCACTTGTCCAAAGCCTCCTGAAAGTTCCGCACATCTCTTGTTTCGTCAATGCTGATAGTGTCCCACTCTGAGCCGTTCACAACATTGTAGTTATCGAGGTGGGTCAGGACAACATAAGACCCCCAGCGGAATGTAATGACCTTGTCCGAAGATATGCCTGAATATGGCTTAACGCCAGACATTCGCTTGTTTACCACATAGTCCACGCCCTCACGAAGCCCCCATTCTTCCCAAGCCTCCTGAACTTTCTTAAATGTTGCCGTCTTCATCATGGCGAATGTGGGCGAACATATCAGGTGCTTTGAATTCGGAACGGATAGGTCTGGAATCAAATCGACCGCCAGCCAGTAAGTCTTACCCACTC